GGAGTATATGAGAATACACCTGTTACTTGGTTATAAGAAAGTGATGCAACACCTACTGAGTTTTGGGTAACTGATAGGTCAGAATATCCGATACCCGCTCCACCAGATCCACCAATATCTGCAGCAGCCTGCCAAGAGTCACCAGACCACTTGAGAACTTGTCCAATTACAGGTGATGGCGTGTTTACATCATTCAGATCAGTAATTGTTGTGGGGATGCCTGGTTTTCCAGATAGATCGTTATATGCACCAGAGAAAGTCTTGATACCAATCTGAGTATCGACATAAGTTACTGTAGCATAGTTGCCGATATTACTGATGTTTAGAGTCGTAATTCCAGTAATTCCAGAACCATCGCCAATGAATGATGTTGCGGTAAGGACGCCAAGATTGATTCCCTTAGTTGTACTATTACCAAGTCCTAGAACATCGTCTAGAGTTTGAGTTTCGGTGTATGATGTGAGATAACCAACAGTTGCATGATTGCCCCAATTATATGATGCGTTCCAATTATTAATATCAGCAGTTCCAATTCCAAGTGAGATTGGTTCTTCTCTTTCCCACTTACTAGTTGCAAAATTATATCTAAGAATATTGCCGTCCCATCCAGAGTCTGGAACATCATCTAGTGTGTCACTAAGATCTGTAAGTTTACTACTGGTATCTAATAACTGAATCCAGTCACCCTGGTGTGCAAAATAACCATGCCCAGTTTCATGAACATGTGCAAACATTCCATGATATAAGATTGCAGGTGCCTGATTGTATATGTCAGTAAGTGTTGACCATACGTTAGAGTAATAGATCTTATCTGCAAATATCGATCCTCCGATACTTACATCTCTACTGGTTGAATTTCCTAGACCAACAACATCATCTAGTGTTTGTCTCTCGGTATATGATGTAAGATATCCTACTACACTGTGATCCCCCCAACCATATGCTGTATCCCAGTTTGTGATATCTGCAGTAGTAATTCCACTGTATGGGTATGTTGGGAAAGATACTGATACTGTTGATATACCTTCGCTGACAGGAGTTAGATCTAGGTTGGCACTAAAATCTAATTTTGTTACATCACCTACAGTTACATTATTATCTCGAACTTCGACGCCAGCAATACCACCACCGCCAGTTCCGCCTGCTCCAATGATACTGGACGCAACAGAAATATTAACTCTTCCTTGACCATCTGGAGATGATACTTGAATATTTTCTGCAAAGTTTAACTGTTTTGCAATACCTCTTCTTACATCATCTTCATAAACATCAATGCCTTGACCAGTTCCAGTTACACCAGTAAGTTGAGATCCATCACCAGAGAACTGTGTTGCCGTTACAATACCAGCAACAGTTAGGTCAGTAGTCTCAATAGATTGTACAGTAGTGACACCAGTGTTTGTTAGTCCAGAGACTTCAATCGAAGGTAAACCAGTGAGACCTTTAGACAGGGTTGAGATACCTGCGGTGCTTGCGAAACTGATTACCTCAGAACCATCTCCAAGGATATTATAAATCTCCGTAAAATTATCATTAACTTTGGATAGACCCGTTCTCAACGGATCTCCAGTTCCATCATTGGGAGCGTTTCCTATGTTAATAACACGTTTAGACATTAAAACTCCGCCCTATGTCCCTATTTTATTATATTTATCGTACACATAAATAAGAAAGTTCTGGACTATGTTAATGAAAAAAATGATTGAAGACCTTATCGAAGCATATCGAGATTGGAAAGAGGAAAGAGCATTCAAGAAAAGACTGAAAGGTCAACAAAAACGTGATCCATATTTGTACAAATGATGACTAAGTGGGGAATCTCTGCGAATAGTCACAACGCTGCATTAAGTATATTCGTTGGAGATCAATTAGTTTTCGCCACATCTAGCGAAAGATATAGTAAGGTTAAAAACGATCCACATCTTTGCAAGTCACTAATTGATGATGCGATGTGGTGGGGTACGCCACAAGAGGTGTATTGGTACGAGAGTCCTAGAATTAAATCATACAGACAGTTTTTAGCTGGACAACATATACCTAAAGGTGAGAATAATATAGGTAACTACATTCGTAAAAATATCGGACACTTACCTGTCTATTATACTTCACATCACAAGAGTCATGCAGCTGCTGGATATTACACCAGTAAATTTGATAATGCCGCGATTGTTGTTTTAGATGCTATTGGTGAATTTGAAACCTGTACTATTTGGAAAGGTCGTGGAGAAAAATTAAAAAAAGTATATTCACAGTCGTATCCCTCTAGTTTGGGTCTTTGGTACTCCGCAATGACACAACGGTGTGGATTAAAACCAAACGAGGAAGAATATATTTTAATGGGTATGTCCGCATTTGGCGATCCCGATAGACTTTACAGAGATGTATTGTCCGACTTCTTTGATTTAAATAAGAATCCATATTACCTCAAACACAACTTACATAAAGGTTGTTCTATCTGGAGAGAAGATCTTCATAGTCAAAAAGACATATTTGATATTGCTGCTGCAACTCAAAAAGTGTATGAGAAGATGTTAGAAAGAACCCTAATGAAAGCTAAGTCCATAGTTAAGAGTGACAATCTTGTGCTCATGGGTGGATGTGCTTTGAATTGTTCTGCGAATCCTATTGGATACAAGTTCTTCAAAGACGTTTGGATTATGCCTGCTCCTGGGGATGATGGTAGTTCTATCGGTGCAGTTCTTGCACACACCAAAAAACATATAACATGGAAGAATCCATACCTAGGTAAAAACTTGGGATACAACTCTGACAATGCAACTATTGTTGAAGATCTTTTAAGAAATCAGATTTGTGGACTTGCTAGAGGTAGGGCAGAGTTCGGTCCTAGAGCTCTAGGTAATCGCAGTTTGATTGCAGATCCTAGGGGTACTGATATAAAAGATAGGGTTAACGAAATTAAAAAAAGAGAACCATTCAGACCCTTTGCTCCTGCAATTCTAGAAGAGTTTGCAAGTGAATACTTTGACATGCCTTGTGAAAAATCACCATACATGCAAATGGTAGTTAAGTGTAGGAGACCTGATCTGTACCCAGCAATTGTTCATGTAGATGGGACAAGTAGAGTCCAAACGGTATCTAAAGAAGATAACCCAGAGTTTAGAGAACTTCTTGAAATGTGGTACAAAGAAACTGGATGCCCGATGCTTCTGAATACTTCGTTAAATATAAAAGGAGAACCCATTTTGAATGACAAGGATCAAATTATTCAATGGGAAGAAAAACATAAAATTAAAATCTGGACATGACAACATTAGTAACGTTTGGTGACAGTCATAGTGCTGGTGCAGAAATGGAATGCAAAGGTCATCCTGGATCACCAGAAAGAGCGTATCCTGCCAAAATTGCAGAACACTATGGTTGGAAGTCTATAAACCTATCTACCTGTGGTGGTAGTAATGCATGGTTGTGGAAGACTTTCGAGGACTGTATGCCTATCCTCATGGAAAAAGAAGAGGATTTATTTGTACTATGCAACTTTACAGAAATTTCAAGAATGTATTTCTGGGATAATGGTAGTTCACCTTTAGATCCCTACAACTTTGAACCATATAGATACGCCAGACACGTTACTACTGTTGCGTTAGATCCTGATATCTCTAAGAATCCAGATAAGGAACATTGTGTTTGGCCAATTGGCATAACAGAACAGTATAGACATTGGTTAAAAAGAAATACTGATCAACAACTCGCAGAAAAAACCCTAAAAATAATTAAAGATATTCAATCAATATGCAAGTACCACAAAATTCCATTCCTATTCCACACCAGTTTAAATTGGTTTGAAGGTGATTGGAAAAATATTGATAAACAAAATTTTTACGGACATGAAGAAGACGAATACACAGAAAAATATCTTTGGAGAAGAGCTATAGATTATTCATACTGGGGAGTTGCTACTCATCATAAAGATTGGAAACAAATACAAAAGAAACCTCGTTGGAGTATGCATTATCCAGAAGAATACCATGAATTCTGGGCAAAAACAATGATTGAGTTCATAGAAAAACAAGGTATTCTTAACTCGCTTGACACACCTTCATGGTTATCAGTATAATGACTCTGTGGAGTTTCAGAAATAAATATAGCTAAACTTAAAAAGCTAT